GAAGATGAAAGTCCAATCAATCCTTTCGATCTTTGGAAGGGTGCTAACTTTAAGATCAAGATCCAGACCATTGGTGGATACTGGAACTATGATAAGAGTGAGTTTGACTCACCCTCTGTGTTAGCAGATCTAGATGATGATACACTTGAGAAGGTCTGGAAGTCACAGTATTCTCTTAAAGAGTTTACTGATGCTAAGAACTTCAAGTCTTATGAGGATCTCTCATCACGTTTGAATCTTGTGCTTAACAAGTCATCAAGACCTGTAGTGCAGTCAAACGAGGAAGATGAGAATTTGGTACCTCTTGATAGTCCAGTTGTTAAAGCGGACCCTATACCCACCAAAACTAAAGGGTTTGGTGCTAAGATAGAAGAAATAGAAGAGTCAGGTGATTCACCAGATTTATCCTATTTCGCTGCCCTAGCTAACGAAGACTAATGAAAAAACTACTACTGCTCCCACTTCTACTAATTGGTGTCACAACACCAGTCCGTGCAGAAGCATTAACTTGGAATGAGTTTTGGGAGCCGTTTGTAGACTCCTATCATTATGGTCACGATCATGGATCTGGACATTGGAGAGATTGGCACTATGACCACCATCATCCCCATCCTCACTATGGACCACCAAGACGTAAAAGATGTGAAGTAACAGTCACGAAGAAGCAGTGGATACCAGGACATTACTTAGGTAATAGTTACAACTGGATCCCTGGTTACTGGGAAAAGCGTGATGTTATTGAGTGGAGGAGATGCGGACGACCAGACCGCAGACGACCAGTCGTTACACCACTTTGATATATTATTCGACTTTTTGAACAAGCAAAACCCCCGAAAAAATCGGGGGTATTTTTTTGTCTGTAGGGTTTTTTAAGTATTATTACCTATGCTGACCCATATTGGTTAATTGGATCCGAAGCAGAGGTTATTCCTGCTGTGCTAGTTGTTACCACTGTAGTACCATCTGCTAAAACGTCACCTTCGCTAATAACTTCACCAGAAGTGTCAAATGTCCTAGATGAGTAATCTGACTCTGAAGCAAAATCGATAGAACTGGTCTGACCGATATTTGTGCTATAAGTCGGTTTAGTAGTAACAAATTGCTCTTCAACTGTATCACGTGATTTCTTGGATTGTGTTTCTGGGTCGGTTTCAGCGTTTGGAAGGTATTTGCATAAATTCTTGAATTCTTGAATAAACCCAGTTAGGTAAGTTTTCCTTAAAAGGTAAATATTGCGTTTATAGTCGTTTTTCTCGGTTTCGTGGTCATAGACAGAAATCGGTCTAATTACCGTATCCTTGGGAAGGTATGTTCCGTCAAGTCTCCTATATGTGAAGTTTTCTGGTACTTCTCGACCTGCTTTCAATAATACACGACCTTTAGTATCTTTGACTTCTTGAGTAACCCAGTGATGCACTGAATCTGCATCTTCCTCATATTCACTCTCAATATACCTTTCTAACTCATCCTCTGACATGGGCCATTCATCATATAAGTTGATAATATTGTTACAGAGTAATACAACCCAATCTAACTTCATATCACCATAGGCATCCAAAGCAACTTCATCAGGACGTTGGTTGTTTTTCACAGTATATTGCTGGAAACCCAAAATAACGTCATCTAATTCTTCACGAATTTTGATTCTTCTAAAGATATTCTTCGCAAGACTAAATGGATCGACATTACTCTTTCTGTAACTCGATGTTCTAACATATACGTTAGGTAGGTAGGAGAAGTATTTGCTCATGGGTTCTCGAAGTCGAATTCAGGTATGTCAGCACTTTCAAAGTTGAAGAAACCACCACTCCTGTCTTGAGGTTGTGTAAATGTTTCCTTTGTAAGGTATGCAGTTTCCATGAATTTAAGTGACATGGTATATGATACAGGACCAAAATCTGCTAAATCCTTACCTGGTAGTCTTGATTGTAGGGTTAAATTCTTTTCTGGTGTTACACTCATACCTTTTAACACCATTTTAGTTGGGAATTGCATTAAGGCAGATAACACTCCTTGTGCACCCCCTGTTTCTGGGTTAGATATATCTTCTTTACCACCACCTGCATCAGTATATCTAACTATCTGACATCTAAAGAAGTTAGGTAGTGTCAACCACATATTTTTATCCTTTCCAGGTAGCATTGCTAAACGGAGTTTATGGATAATCTCATATATGCGTATTACATCAGCAGAATTCTTTGGTACCATGTGGAAGGTAAAATCATGTGGTCTAAATGATCCACCCTTGTAAACTGCTTCTTCATACGGGTTGAATACCTTACCTGTTGTCATTTGGGCAAGTGTATTTGAGTCAATTCCACCACCACCGCCAGCAGCACCTGTTAAACCAACTACACCTTCAATTGCACCAGCAGCAGCTTTAAATCCTAATCCTGGTTTTGCTGATTCAGCGAATTTCTTTAATTGCTCACTAAAACCTTCACCAATACCTTTTTCATCAACAATACCTCTTGCTGCATTCATTGCAGCTGCACCTGCTGCACCCAATTCTATACCTTCCCATTTCGCTGTATATGCTTCACTTAGCGTTTCTGGTAAATATAAGAAGATAGTATCTTCAGCAGTATTGTCTTCGTGGTTAAATATATCTAACTTTAGGTAATCAATTACCTTTGTTGGAAAAGCAGCACTATCACGAATCGCTTCTCTACTGGTACTTGAATTTACACCTATTGGTTTACTTTGTGGAAAAACGTAATTTGCCATGGCTTATAAAGGAATCTTCAGACCATCAAACAAACATAAGTATAAGGGTGATCATACCCGTATTATTTATAGGAGTTTGTGGGAACGCAAATTTATGGTATGGTGTGATCAAAATGTAAACGTTATAGAGTGGGGCAGTGAAGAAGTTATTATTCCATATAAGTCTCCCTTGGATAATCGTGTCCATCGTTATTATCCCGATTTTTATGTCAAGGCGAGGACCAGAGACGGACGGATTGCCAGGTCAATCATTGAGGTCAAACCAGCTGCACAGACTAAACCCCCACGCAAGCGGAAGAAAACTAGGGCGTTTTTAAGTGAAGTTAAGACTTGGAATGTAAATAGTGCTAAATGGAGAGCAGCACGAGCGTGGTGTGCTGATCAGAAAATGAGCTTTATCATACTAACCGAGAAACATTTAAACGTATGAGTATCTTTACAGACGTAAAAGACCTCGCAGGAGGAGTAACACAATCTAAACAATGGTATAGAGAGCAACTTCAGTATGGACTAGAGTCATATGAAGGTGGTTTTACTGTAGGAGATATCATATTCTTCAATTATTCAGCTCAGACACCAGATTTACCATTCTGGGATACCTTCCCTATGGTACTAATCACGGATGTGGACTATCAGAAGATGCAATTCTCTGGCGGGAATATGCATTATCTACGCCCCAGCAGTAGAAGAAGCATGGGAAATAGTTGGGCTTCGGGTGGAATATCATATCCTATGCGTTGCCACCATAAATACTTTATGTCTAGTGTCACTAGAGCATATAATGTACCTCAAGAAGAGTTTCGTGAGATGACACCACTTCCAGTTGAGCAATTTGTTATAAGACCTAAAGGTCTTGGTAGGACTATGGAAGTACCAAGCAGCATTATATGGAGTAGACTCAAATGAGCACTGGGTTTGAAGATTTTAAGCAATTACTCACCACGACTGGTAAGGAGCCTGCTAGGTCCAATCTGTATGGCGTAGATATTTTTATGCCACCAGTATTAGCAGCAAACGATCCTACCTTGAGAAGGGATCAGCGTGGTGTTTATGATGCTATGAATTATCTTGCTGATACTGTAACGGTACCTGGAAGAAGAGTTACCACGTCACAATCAAAGACAAATGTTGGTGTGCAGTGGTCATATGCAACTAATCAGGCAAACTCAGACCTAAGTATAGAGTTTGTAACAACTAAAGATTTGATTCATCGCACATTCTTTGAGAAGTGGATGAATTATACTGCATCTGATGCACAGAATACTGCTACCTTCTATGATGAGTATATTACTAATGTGCAGATACTTAAGTGGGAATTAGCATCTCCTGTTAACTACAGTGGTCTTAATGCTGATAGACAAGCTTATACAACTAGACTTAATAGGACTACAGGTGTATGGCAATTCTTTGGATGTTATCCAAGTGATTTGGGAGGATTGACATTTAGTAATGCTCCAGCAGGATTAGTCAAGTTTAAGGTAGGATTCAAGTATGAGAGATACAGATTTGATACTATTGCAGATGATGTATTAAATGATAATACCCCTGATAGATATATTAACGGGTTCACTGATGCACAAGGTGCTCTTGGCGTTAGTCCAAATCAAAAAGCAGTAGCTAGATTTGGCACCTAAATAAAGATAATATAATTAATTGTTATGCCTTTACCAAAGTTAGCCATACCTGAGTATGAGATGAAGTTGCCTATTACAGGCACAAAAGTATCATACCGTCCCTTCCTCGTGAAGGAAGAGAAACTACTTTACCTTGCTATGGAGTCGCAAGACAACAAGCAGATGGTTAAAGCAGTCAAGACCATTATTAAAAACTGTACCAATTTAAAGACTAAGGTTGAACAACTCGCTACATTCGAGATTGAATATATCTTCCTTAAGATTAGATCTGTTGCAGTTGGTGAGACAAGTGAATTTAAAGTTACATGTCCAGATGATGAAAAGACTACTGTCAACGTGACTATTCCACTACAAGACGTGGAAATTAATATACCTGAAGGACATAGTAATGAAATTGATTTGGATGGTAATGTAGGTCTTAAGATGAAATATCCATCATTGGATGTATTCATTCAACAAAACCTATCTGACAATCCTACTATGGATGATGTTTTTGAATTAGCTGCTGGTTGTATTGACCAAGTATATGATTCAGAAGAGGTATATGATTCATTCTCACATAAGGAAGCATTAGAGTTTCTTGAGAATCTAAATGCAGAGCAGTTTCAGAAGGTGCAAGCTTTCTTTGAAACAATGCCTAAGCTATCATATAACTTAGAAGTGACAAATCCTGAAACGAAAGTTAAGAGTGATCTGGTGCTTGAGGGTCTAGCGGCTTTTTTCGAGTAGCGTTAATGCATGACAGTCTTGAAAACTACTACAAGACTAACTTCGCATTAATGCAACACCACAAATACTCATTAACTGAGTTGGAAGACATGATACCGTGGGAACGAGATGTTTACGTGAATCTCCTCATTGCTCATATACAAGAAGAGGAAAGACGGCAAGCAAAAGAAGAATCGGGGATGTCCCTATAAATGGCAATCAAGAGTTTCGTTAAAATTAAACCACCCAGTGATGATGGGCCTTTTTCTGGATCTTTCAATGAGATTCGGAAGGGTATCAATCGTACTGGTGAAGTAACGGAGTCTATTGCCAATAATATGGTAGAGACTCATAAACTCATTAAGTTTGAGAAAGAGTGGTTATCAGATAGATCGGATGAGAGGGTAGAGAAGGTAGTAGAGGAAGAAGCCACAGAGAAGAAAGGATTTAAGAAGTGGTTATCCAATTGGACAAAGATGTTCAGGAGGAAGAAGAGAGATCAAGCAGAGAAGTTGGCAGAGAAAGGTATAGAGGATGGTAACAAGGAGAATGAGGGATTAAAAGAAAAGGTAGGTAAGAAAGCGTTAGGTTTCTTTGGTAGACTAGCAAAGATGCTTGGACCATTGTTCAACTTCTTTGTACTGTATGGTGCCTTTGATTGGTTATCTAAAAACTCAGAGAAAGCAACAAAGATCTTTAAGGTAATCTTTGGGATAGGTAAGTTTGCATTTGCCTTAGCAGGATTTGGAATAGATGCCTTATTTGGTGGTCTTGGTAATATGTTCGGTAACTTCAAGGAGGGACCGATAAAGAGAGGGTTTAGATTCTTATTTGGATTCCTTAGTTTCGTAGGTGGGTTTGGGGTTCTTAGGTATCTACTTAACCCTTTAAAGATCTTCAGTGATGGTAAGAAGATCAAGAAGATATTTAGTGACCAGACTGGTAGAGAGGTAGAGGCAAAGAATTATGAGATGTGGAGGAAGACGGGATATAGAGATAAAGAAACGGGTAAGATCTATACAGAGCAAGAATATAAAGCACAGAAGAAGTCAGTTGCTAAACAGCAGAAGAAGTTACAGCAACAGGGTAGGTATGAAGATGCAAGGAAACTTGGTAAGGCACATAATAAGAGGGTAGGAGCCACTCACTTACAGAAGGGTAAGAATATTGGTGGTAAGTTGATGCAACCTGGCATGCAGAAGGGTATTGCTGCTGTTGGTGGTATCACTAGGGCTTTTGCAGGTATATCACAGGGTGAGGATGCGACTCAGGCAATAGGTGCAGGTATGGGTCAGGCAGCAGGAGGAATGGTTGGTGCTGCATTATTAACACCATTCTTAGGACCATTTGGACCTATAGTTGGTAATGCTTTAGGTGGATTTCTAGGAGAGTGGATAGGTAAGACATTCCTACCAGTAATTAAACCAATATTTGAACCTATTAAAGATACCTTCGTGATGTTTAAGGATCTTATATTTGGTGTATTTAAAGATCTAGGTATAGGTGACTTCTTAAGTACCTTATTCAAATTCATAGGTGGATTGGGTGGTCTCTTAATGAAGGGATTGAAACCACTACTGTCCTTCATTGGGTTTATATTAGGTGGTGCTATTAAGATTATAGGAGGCATACTTAAGTTTATTATAAGTGCTGCTAAGAATATATTCGCATTCATGATGAACCCTATAGGATTCGCATGGAAAGTTATAAGAGGTAAGGATCCTGGTAAGGATGTAAAACTTGAGGAGGTTGAGGAGAAATCAGAAGGTGGTGTTGTTAAGAATGTAACAGTCACAAATCAGAGTTTCGTCAGCAGGTCAGAGGGTGGTCCTGTTTATCATCAGAGTTTCATACAACCAACACCACAACCCATGATATTGGGTGGAATATTTGGTGGTGGTCAGAAGACTGCTAGGAATAAAAGGAGGAAAAAGAGTCCATTCCCTAAAGGATGGAAACCAATATATGAAATAATAAATGAGACACATGTCCCAGGTAATATTAGAAGTATAGAATATAATATAACCAACATGCCTAAAGGGTATGATGGTAGTGGTGAGAGAATTTATAGTGGTGACACTTATGTACAATTCTCTGCTATGGACATACTCCATAACAAGCATAAGAAGAAGGCAGAGCCTAAGACTGATCTAAAGACTTTAGAGGATACACCAAAAGTAAAACTAGAGCAGAGTAAGAAGGAGAAAAAAGGTCGTGGTTTTAAAGGTATATTAGGTGGTATCGCTGATACTATGACTGGTGGTATATTTGATTTTGATGGAAGAGGTAATAATTGGATTCAGAATTTACAACAGTTACCATTCAAGATGGCAGCGATGGGTGCTAAGGGTCTTGGTCATGGGTTGTGGAATATTGCTAAGGGTCTTGGTATGGGTGTTGGTTTAATTGGTAAGGGTGTTGGTGCTGTTGGTAGGGGTATATGGAATGCACCTGGTGCTATTGCTAAAGGTATTGGAACTGCTGGCACTGCTGTTGGTAAGGGTATATGGAATGTTGGTAAGACTATTGTTAATCCTATTGGTGCATTAGCAGGAGGTATTGGTAAATTATTTGGTGGGGGTAGTAAGAAACCTAAGACCACATATGTATCAACAGCAAAGCAACCAGAACCTAGGGAAACATGGTCAGCGATGTCTATTGATAAGATGAGAGACTTATCTGAGAAGAGGACAGAGCACCTAGCACAATTCCAATATAAAGCACAGAGGGATAAGGATGCTGAGAAGTTTATGCCTACTCCTAGGACAATGATAAGAACAATCAGACAACCTGTAATAAATAACAGTGGTAACAACCCAGTGCCTATATACGCACCAACTTCACCAATGTTTACTTGTTAATAGATGGCACCGACAGTAAAAGTATCTAAGCCCTCAATGTATAAGATGATCTCTTATAAGGGTGTTTCTGGTGCTCAGTCAAATTATACTCCTATCACTGCTGCTAATAGATTAGGTAAGGTTGAGAAAAGTTTTGGTGCTGGTATGACTACCACCATTGCTGGTATCAATTCACTTGGACAGACTCTTAATAGTATTGCTAGGAACACTGAGTTTACATTAGAAAGTTGGAAGTCAAATATAAGATCACAGATAAAGGATAATAAGTTATTAACAAAGAAAGAGAAGATAGCAGATAAAGCTAAAGTTACTAGAACAAAGAAGAAGGATAAGGAAGAGAAGGATAGAAGAAAGAAAACTGAGAGAGATGATGCAGAGAATAAGACTGAGAAGGATCCATTACTCAGGAGGATAGGAGAGACATTTGCGGAGAAGACCAAGGCAGTGGGTAAGGGTCTCTTTGGTACTATACTAAGTCTATTTGGTAATCTTATAGGTACCTTTATAACCTATAAGATATTTGATTGGATATCTAATAATCCTAAGAAAGTTACTGCCTTCTTTAAGGTTATAGAGGGGATTGGTAAGTTTATATTTAATGTCGCAGGGTTCTTTTCGGGCATGTGGCTGGACGGACTCGCTAACTTCTTTGAGAATCCCATAAGTCTTAAAGGTTTCTTTGGTATATTCCAGTTCCTGCTGGGTGCTACACCTCTATTTGCAGCATTTGCATTCCTCAAGAATCCCAAGAAAGGGGTTGAGATGCTTGGTAGCATCATCAGTAAACTAGGTAATGGACTGAAGAGTCTCTTTGGATTCGGTAGTAAGGAAGATAAGTTAAAACAATTTAAACTTAAGAAAGCCACTGGACATAGGTTCGGGAAGGTTGGTAAGTTTATGGATGGTAAGCTAGGTAAGGGATTACTTGCTGGTGGTGCTGCTGTTAGTACATTTGGTATTGTTAAAGCTGCTGGTGGTAGTACTTCTGAAGCTGGTGGTGCTGCTGTAGGTGCTGCTGGTGGTCAAATGGCAGGAGCAGCATTAGGTGCTGCAACTGGAATTCCTGGTGCTGGAGCACTGGGTGGTATGATTGGTAGTATGGCAGGTGGCACTGTAGGTAAGGCAGTTGGTGGATTGATAGAACCAATTACTAAACCTATAGGTGAATTCTTCAAGATGATTGGTGACACCTTTGGTAGTGTGATTAATGAGATTAAGAAACCAATGGAGGAATTCTTCACTGTATTAGGTGAAGTAATGGGTGGTATAATTGATGCTATCAAACCTCACATGCCTATTATCACTAAGATAATTAGCACAGGTATTAAGGTACTATTCTGGCCCTTATTCTTAGGTATGAAAGCATTAACTGCGGTGCTTAAGTTATTTGTTGGTGGTGGAGATAAGAAGGAAGATAAGGGATCCTCAGGATTAAAAGGTGGTCAAGATACTGGTCTGGGTAAGTCACAACCTAAGACAAAAACTATAACGAAAGTTACTAGGGAAACTAAGATAGGTGGAGAGCCTTATACTCCTGGACAAACTCTTACAGAGAGGCAGAGAGCTGCTGTCTGGATGAAGTTGTCGATGGGAAATAAACCCCCATTGCCACCACATGTAGTAAAAGATTACTGGGATTCTGGTGGTCCTCTAAAAGCAAAAGAATCACAAAAGACTGATAATAAAGGTAAACCTGAGGTAGTAGAGAGTAAGGATAGTAAGAATGAATTTGATTTTGCTAAGGGTGGTTTATTTAAGTCTGGAGGATGGATAAGTGGACCTCAATCAGGTTATCCTGTATCATTAGATGGTGGTAGAAGTACTGCATTTATAGGTCATGGTACTGAGTGGGTTGGATCTAAGATGGCATCAGGTGGTGCATTTGTAGTACCATTTGATACTCCTGCTACTAGACAGAGACCTGGATTAACTAAGACACGCCTAGGAGAAGCAAAGAGACAAGGTTATGCATTACCACAGGCATATGACCAGAGACTACAACCATACATGTGGGGTGGTGGATGGAAGAAAAAAGATAAGGGTAAGAAGACTTGGGAAGAATATAAGAGCTCACGTAAATATCAGAACAGACAAGCAAAGATTAATGAATTAAGAGCTCAGGACACAAGTAATAGCCGCACTATCTCAAGTGCTAGTAATCTTAATACTAGATGGGATATGAACACAGGGAAGGCATATATTAATGGAAAAGAAGTACCACTACAGGAATATGCTGATTTCAAACAGAAATCCAGTTCTGAGCAGTTGGATAGTCGTGGTATACAAACCAAGTTTGATGTATCAGGTGACATGCCACCTGAAAGACTTGCTGCACCTAAACCTACCATTAAGGAGAGATTCTTAGGTGGTCTTGGACGTGGTTTTAATGCATTACCACAGGTCAGGGCAGCAAAATGGTTAGGTGGTAAGGCAGTACAAGGATTTAATGCATTACCAGGGGTTAGAGCAGCGAAATGGTTAGGTGGTAAACTTGGTGCAAAGGATGAAGAGGGTAAACCAGCAGGTATGGCAAGATGGTTAGCAGGTGCTTTAGATACAGCAACTGGTAATGCATTTGATTTTGATAAGCGTGGTAATCTACTTGATGGTGCTAAGAACATCAAGGATCGTTTGATGGGAGATAGACTGGAGGAAGCACAGCAGAGAGAGAATACAGAGAAATTTAAGCAATTACAGGAGGCATTAGATGGTCCTCAGGTAGTTGCTATGGAAGAACAGGCAGCTCCTATTATAGGATCAAATACTGGTGAAGATGTACCTTTTGTTATACCTAGTGACCATGAGTTAGATGCTGACAAATTCATAAAACCTAAGTATGGATTGTTGCCTGAGTTTATGACAGATCCTGTGGAGTTTATGTAAATGGCATTACCCGAAATATTACAACAATTTCATAATAGTCTCACCCAGATTGAATATGGTCCTGGGGAGGAAGTCTATGAAGATCCTAGAAAGTTTGAGCTAAAGAAATTAGAGATGGAGATGGTCAGTGGAGATAAACTGGACATCGGAAATCTAGTGGTGGATTTTGAGTACCATGAGTCTATAGAGTCATCCTTCTTAAGGTGTGACTTCAGTATATTTGATGCTGTAGACTTTAATAAGAATCTACTTGGTGGTGAGTATATTGATGTTGAGTTAGTTACTTCTGCTGCAATGAAGGAGGAGCCTCTTAAGTTTAGGATGCAGGTCTTTAAGATCGGTAGTATTATTAAGAGTGAGAGAGGACAGATGTATATTTTACACACTGTATCTCCTGAGATGTATGTTGATGAGATGAATAAGGTATTCAAAGGATTTGGACCTGGAGATGGTGCTGTAGATGATGACTGTATACCAAAGTATATCTGTGAGAACTATCTTAAGGCAAAGGGTGGTGATAAGATAAAGAAAGATAACTTTGAGAATCATTCCAAATATACATTCTTAGCATGTAGTTGGAAACCTAGTGATGCTATCCATTTCCTATCAGATAAGGTTAGTAGAATTAATAAGAGTAAGGGATCTAATAAGCAGTCTGGTTTCTTATTCTGGGAGAATAGGAATGGATTTAACTTTAGATCTATAGATGGTATATGTCAGGGACATTCACATAGAGAGAATGTATACACTTATACTTACGTTCAGAAATCACAGGAGGGTATGGGTACACTTGGTAGGTATGCTATAGAGAGTATTAAGTATCCTGATAAAGCAAACCATCTATCTAATATGAGGATGGGTACCTATAAGACTGCTGCTATTGGTATATCATTAGCAACTCAGAGGGATAGTTTCGTACCTGTATCTGGTAAGAAGGAGGATGCTGAGACTGATACTGCAACTGCACAAGGAGGTAGTGGACTATCACCAGCACCAGGTGGTACTGTAAATGAACCGAGGATATTAACATTTGGTGGTATATTTGGGAAGGCAGATACCTTAGAGGAGATGCCACCATATAAGATACCAGACTTCTTTGATATTGAGAAGACACAACCGACTAGGATGAAGATAAGATGTCTACCTGGTTTAAAGAATCAAACTAGTACTGCTAACCCTAATAATGGTACAAATCCTGATATCGACACAATGGCAGTTGCACAATATGCAGCAGCGAGGTATAATTTACTTAAGTCAATTCAGTTGATTTTAGAGGTACCAGGTAACTCTGCTCTAACTGCTGGTAATTTAATTAATGTTATTATACCTGCATCAATAGAGGAGGGTGAGAATCTTAAGGTAGACCAGAGGTTTAGTGGTAATTATGTTATCGCTGGATTAACTCACATATACAAGCGAGAAGGTCTTACATCCAGGTTATATCTTGTCAGGGACTCGGTACCAAAGACAGAAGACTAATAAATAACTATACACTCTACAGAGATAAACATGACAACTATAGAGCAACATATACAGCATGATAAGGATCTATTGGATGATCCTCTAACTAATCCTGCTGCTCGTCGTCACTTTAAAGAAGAGTTGCACGACCTTATAGAATATGCTGACCACCATAAGGCAGAAATTGATGCTGGTGATCACCATGATCCAAATTGCTTAGAACTATTCTGCGATCAGAATCCAGACGAGCCTGAGTGCTTAGTCTATGATGATTGAAAAAGGCGACAAGATAGTTCAGATGGTACTGTTAAGTCCACATGAGGCAGACCACTTATATAAAAAAGAAAACGGCACATATTATTGGTGTCATCATCGAAAAGGTGGTGACACTTTTTCTATACCTGAGATACAGATGGAGATGTTTCCATCTCCACCACCTAAGAAGATAAAGGTGAATGAAGACGCACCACATCATAATGCATTAGAAAGGTATTATGGTAAGGGTTGGAAACCTGTACCACAGGAAGGACTTGAGGATCATTACTAATGAAAGGATATAGTAAAGAAGATATCAAAAGGATCTTAGGATCCTCTTGGCCTACTATGCCTGAAGATCATGAGACTGGTAATCAGTTAAGAAGAAGAAAAGGTAATGAGATGAGAGCAGGGTTAAGACCTTATCCTACATACCCTGCAAAGAAAGTAGGTCCAAACTTTGATGAGGATGGTAAATACATATATCCAGAGGGATCTGGATTTAATTGGATGGAGAAAATAGATCCTAATTCTCCTTGGAATTGCACAGGTGGTAAGGTATCATGAATTTTAATGATGTAGTAGGTCACTACAGGAATCAGAGGCAAGCATACTCTAATCCTGCACAGTGGCCTCAGATTGATATAAGAATAACAGAACCTCAGTATGGAGTACTAGAGGTGAAGTCTTGGTATAAGTATAAGGGAGAAGATAATCCATATAATATAATTCAATATCAATGGGAGGTGATGGATGAAAACATCATCTATAGTAAAAATAGGAATCTTATTACTGGTGACCCTACTTGTAACTTCATCTGGCACTGGGATGGTGAATGGTGGAGTGGGAATACTGATGGAGAGTGTATTCAGGGACCATCACGATTAATATCAAAGATAAGATTCAAAAAGAATGACTATCGTGCTATCGATACTGGGTATGATGTGGAGACTGGAGCATTCCGTTGGGGTAAACCTGAGGAGGATGGTGAATTTCTCTTCACTAGACTTGATAAATAAAAGAAAACTATATTACAATGGCACAACGTACTGATTATCTCGGAAGGGATGGATATACATGGTGGGTAGGAGAGGTCGAGGACATCGAAGACCCCTCACAGATCGGACGTGTTAAGGTACGTATCCTAGGTTGGTACACTGGGATGAATGATGAACAAGCGTATCTAAAGGAGTTACCTACTGAGATACTTCCGTGGGCAACTGTGTTATTACCATGTGACCAACCACAAACTAAAGCAACAGGTACTACAACAGAATTACAACCAGGAGCATGGGTGTTAGGTTTCTTCCTTGATGGTGAAGAAGCACAACTACCATGTGTACTAGGAGCATTTAGAGGATTCCAGCAGCAGAAGAAAGATGCATTCACTACCATTGCAGACGGTACTATTGCAGAGAAGAAAAAGACTTCTACTCCACAGCAGAAAGCACTAAACGATACTCCAGCTAGAGACGGTAACTCATATCCTAAGACAAATCTTGCACCTGCTGATCCAAAGGCATCAAAACCAGAGGAATCAAGGGGTGCTGGTGTTAATATTGCTGAAGCAACAGTTGAGGGTAACCCAGTAACTAACCCTATTAAACCACCAACATTAGCACAAGGTATTGCTGATGGTGTTGCTGGTCCTGCTGGTGGTGGGTTTGAGAAAGATATGAAGAGGATGCTGACTGAGTTAGGTCAGATGTCATCTGCAATGTCCTCTGGACCTGGTGGATTTACCTCTATGATCACAGGTAATCCAATGCACGGAGACAAGGTAAGGGAGCACCTTGGTAAGACAATGAACTTCCTATCCAGTGGTATATCAGGTATCCTTGCACCTCTGAAGGAGATGTTAGCGAAGTTAATCGCTGAGGTTGTAGCGATGCTTGTTAAGATCATATCTCAGTTTGTACCAGTTATAGTGGTGCAGATGTTAATGGCATTCCTAGAGCAGATCTTTGCTCTATTCTGTGCTAAGACACCAATGTGGATCGGACTGGTGCGAGGGGCACTGAGTGACACGGCAAACTTTGCTAACCAAATGGCGAGCCTTGCGGTAGATAAGATAGCTACGTCTGCTATTGGTAGTAAGATTGATTCTGCTGTTAAAGGTCTAAGCAACCGTATCTTAGAGGGTATCACTAACGCAATGAATCGTGTAAGAGACGTTGCTGGTGATGTGATGTCTGCTGTTAGTGCTGCTAAAGGTATGGCAGGAGCAGCTAAGTTAGGTGATACTGTTAGTATGATCATGGAGTTTGACTTCACCTCACTGGATTGGGGTAGTCTTATTCAGATCCTTATGGCAATCTTGGGTGCATTATTTAAGAAGAGTTGTAACAGGAAGATAAAGAGACCGAAGTCTAAGTCGTGGTTCCCTCTGTTAGGTACCACTGAGTGTGATGATATAGAAGATGCTGTTAGAGGCACACCATACGATAATATAGATCAATTCTTTGAAGGTACTAGTAGTGTCATCAATATGGCAGGTACCCCTATATCACAGCAACAGGGTAGTTACATGGATAAGATGTTTACTGGCATCGATCCATACTTAATGCAGACATATAGTGCATTGAATGGTACAAGAATTATAGATGATGCAACGCCAGGTATAGAGAAGAGAATGAATACTGGACCTGGTGGTGTCAGTATATTTGAAGATAAGTTTGGTAATAGACATAGTAATGTCCCAAGTAATGATACTGCTATTGTTGCTGGTGATAAGTGTCAGACGATCAAGGGTAACTATGCCTTAACAGTAGAGGGTGACTTCTATCTTAAAGTTATGGGCAACATGCACCAAGAGGTAGAGGGATCATGGAATGGACACTATTCTCAAGGACCACAGGCAGAGGCAGAAGGATCATCCGCAACACCTGACAACACTACACAGGGTGGTGCCATGCAGAATGTTGATACTAATGTAAATGCTGGAAGACTATCACCAGAGGTGCAGAAGCAGATACAGAACTCATCATCAGGTGAAGGAGCATTTGCACTTAAGAAAGATCTAGAGACTCTAAATGTTGGTGGTTTCTATCCAACAGATAAGATACCATATCCTAAGGGTGCTGATACATGGGGTAGGACACAGCATGGTCCTCAACTATCTGGTAGTTTATCAGATGATACAGAGCAGAAGTCATCAGCAAGATTCGAGGGAGATCGTGATGTCTCTGTCACTGGTGAGTATAAGTTCCAAGCAGCGAAGACAAGTCTTGCTGCTATTGAATCAATGCAGATCAACTCACAGAATACCAAGATAGAAGGTAATACTATTGAGTTGATGGCAGACGGAGAGATAATTCAACAGGCAAACTGGATCACATCATTCTTAAATGCAGGTAGATTTGAGTTTATTGCTCTATTCAACCCAATGAGTGCATCCTTGACAGGACAGTTTGCTATAGTCAAGGGATCTATCGTAGATATTACAGCAGACCAACCTTTCCCAGGCATGGCACCACCAACACAGATTAGAATATCGGTTGGTACTACAATGCCTAGTAGTTTCGCTGACATCATGGTAGGTACTCAGAACGCATTCCATGCTACATTCGTTGCGTGTCCTACTGGTGTGATTGCTGAGTTTGTCCCATCAGGTGCTATTATTAACCAATGTAACGCTGGTTTAGGAGCATACGTGGTCAACACTGGTTACCTAGCAGCAGGTTGTGCTATGGGACCAACACAGATCTTTGGCTTGCCAGTTCTGCTGAACTAGTGTATACTGTATTCAGTGACCCATCTAACATGGCAGAGATAACAGGAGACGCAGAAACATACCTAGAGCATATCTGGGTGAATGTGGCAAAGCGAGAGGTGAAGATCATGGATAATGAAGGTTATGATGAGATAGTGACGTGGGAGTTTAGTGAAGACGGAGTAGATGGGTTCACTGAAACACTTCAGCACTTCAAGAGACTAGTACCAGAGGATATGATTACTTACCTATGAATATTATTTCATTAACTCAAGAAGAGTTTACAGAGAATGTAGATTTTGCTTTTAAGTTAGCATCAAAAGGACATTCACTAAAAATCAAGACCAATGACAACATTGTATTATTAGTTACAGCAGTTGCGTCAGAGGTTAATGACCCAGAAAATCCTGAGCTAAATATTCCAAGTCCCGATGAATTTGTGCCAGATCCAGTGGCAACACAAGCGTATGTGACACAATCATTGGGGGAAATGACGCAAGGGTTCTAACATGAAAGGACGTATCACACGTAGTTATTGCTATCTCGATGGTAATGTAGTTGACATGTGGTACATTCAAGGCATACCTTTTACGTTTGAGGAGTTACCTCAACCAATGCAAGAGGTAGAAGATGTTGAGCAAGAAGCAGCAGATGCAACTGGATATTCGATGGAAGACATGATGAAATGGTCTAACTATCTAATAGCAGAGCAATGCCACCCACTACTGTTTACAGTAGAAGAATTTATTGAAAATTATGAGGAAGTTCCTGAATGAAGATCTTTTTAGATACTGCTGATGTCCCAACTATTCTCGAACGTTTCGAGACTGGTTTAATTGATGGTGTTACTACCAATCCATCTCTTATTCGTAAGAGTGGTAGAGACCCAGAGGATGTCTATCGTGAATTAGCTATGGCAGGTATACCTGACATTAGCATGGAAGTTGTTGAGGATATGATAGGTGAGGGTCAAAGACTCTCTGGTGAGTTTCCTCACGTAAGTACAATTAAGGTGCCATGCACACCAGAAGGACTAAAAGCATGTAAAATACTATCAGACAATGGAGTTAGAGTAAATGTTACGCTTATATTCAATGCTGCTCAGGCTATCTTATCTGCAAAGGCAGGTGCTACGTACGTCAGTCCTTTTATTGGGCGGTTGGACGATAATAGCGTTGCTGGGTTGGAGGTTATCCGATCAATAAGTGAAGTGTTTAGAGTGCAGAAGGTTGAGAAGACAAAGATTCTTGCTGCATCTATTCGTGACGTATATAAAGTATCAAGGGCATTCTGGAATGGTGCTGATATAGTTACCATGCCACCTAAGATCTTTGATGGAATGTATAAGCACATTCTTACCGATAAAGGACTAGAGATATTTGATAAGGATTATCAAGCAACTGTATCTAGGGTAAACAAATCCGCATATCAACCACCTAGTACAATACGTGCCAGAGTTGGGGGTGATCTGGATGCTTTCTGAGGAGGGAGTAGAATTAATAAGACAATACTATCCCATACCAGATGTGACATGGGAGGATGTGATTGAGAAGATAGATGAGGATGTATTAGATGCTCAGTGGGGCTATTCTAATCAAAAACATCCTGATAAAATCCTTCCAGTCATAGTAGGTACTGGCCGATATGTGCCAGAGTCTATATTACCCATATGGGAAGCAGTTGTAGAGGATGTAGGTATGGATTGCATGCATACCTATATTGGTTTTTCCAAGTTTTCTGCAACCTTAGGCCGACATAATGATGATATGGATGTCTTCATTGTACAAGCAATAGGAGAAACATCATATAAGTTTGATTCTGGAGTATGTCATACATTAAAACCAGGTGATGCTATTTTCATACCAGCGTATGTTTATCATCATCCATTTAGTCATGGACCTAGAGTTTCACTGAGTTTTTCAAACAATGGAAGAAATTAAATGGAGCATAGATGACCTTCGTAAAGCGATAGTTGACAGTGCAGCAGAGTATGATAGAATAGTTGAAAACATAAAGGAAAATGAGTCTGAGAACAGAGAAGAGACGAGCACAAGTGAAGAGTAGATTTTATTATCTCTTCTGGGGTATTGCTACCTTTTCAGTAGTTGCTGGTCAAGTATATGTTGGTGCAGGATACCGAGCGTATGCAGGTGCACTCAATAGATTATTTGATACCATTGAAGTTCAAGTAAATGAACCAAGATTTTACTAGGCATAAATTTTTATTAAATTGTCCTTATTCCAGGACGGAAATATTATAAATAGTAATGAAGTTTAGGAGACCAAGATGCACTGAAAACTCTCTACATCATGAGTTAATCTTTCAAATTTCACGGAGTAACAATGCACAATATTAGATCACAAAATCAGCTAGCTGAGTGGAAGCACTTAAAAACAGATTACTGTTTGACAACCCCTCAAGAAGAATTAATCGACGATTACTTCGCTTGTATTGTCAATAGCAACAGTAAAGCAGAAGAAAAAATATGTCAAGAACTGCTCTGTTAAATAAGTGTTTTACCTTTTTCACAGTCAATAGCATCATATATTGTGCATATTACTCAAACCCCCAGTAAAGGGGGTTTTTTGTCGTATAAATAAAGTTGTAGCAAATTGTTAAATCGCAGTGGCAACTAAAAGAATATCCCAGTTAGAAACAATTTCCAATGCTCTAGTAACTGGTGAAGCTATTCTTCCTATTGTTATCTCTGATCCGCTAATACCTAATAGAAAAGCAAAAGTAAATCAACTTTTCCGTGGTCTTAGTGCAGGATCACAGGCAGCTCCAGGACTGGCTTTTGACCTGGACAGAGACACTGGAATATACCAGACTGCCATTGATGAGATAGGACTCTCATTTGGTAGTGCTGCTCTCTATAATAGTCGAAGAGAAAATACAGATGGATCAAGTACTCTATTAATTAGAGCAATTGATACTGCATCTGCATCTTCTAGTATGGAGATGACACCACAGGGTAGTGGTTTCTTCACAGTTAATGGATCTATAATTCAGACTGATGCACAGTTCTTCTTACAAGGTGATCAAAACACTGGTAAGAGAGCACATTTTAATGTAGATACTATTTCTACACAGTCAGGCACACGTCGTTTCGATCTACCTAACGTTGGTACTAATACAAGTACAACGTTGGTTGCTAATGACACATTCCAGACTTTAACTAACAAGACTATCCTTATTAAGGACTCTGAGTTACAGATTACAGGATCTACTGCTACTGACAAGATCGCTAAGTTTGAGACTGACGCATGGGAGTCACCAGGTGCACATACTTACAAGTTACCTGACTTTGGTGCAGCACAGACACAATCTACATTACTTGATGATATAACAAGTCAGAATGTATTCAACAAGAATATGGTTAACCCCACATTCTCTAATACACCTTCTGATGATGAGAATAACCCAACTCGTTTTGTTATATTTGATTCATCTGGATTAACTAATAACAGGACTGTTACATTCCCTGACCTTAACATCAAGATAGTTGGTGAGGCATCTTCTCAAACTATTACAAACAAGGTTTATAAAGGAGCAATATTCTGTGATACTGATCCTGCTGATGGTGAAGGTAGAAAGATACAGTTTGATCTCTCTAATATAGAAGATAACCAGACTTATACTTTCGCATTCCCTGATGATGACCCTACTGCACCTCTCAATACTTCAGGTGTAAACGTCCTAGTTAGTGAGTTAAAAACACAGTTCCTAAAGAATAAAACGTTAGAATTGTGTAAGCTAAATAATCCTAACAACGTTAATGGTATTATCAATTTTGATGCCAGTAACATTGACGAAAGCGTTACTATTCAATTCCCCAACGCTGATGCAACCCTACTATCTACTAATAACATTAGTGATGTTGCAATTAGTTTCGGTGGAGCACTCGCAGCACCTACGTTAGGTGGACAAATACGACTACAACAACATTTCTTATCAGGTTGGTAAATTCAAATGACAGCAGGAAGATTAGCCGCTGATAAACCAGGGGCAACAACAAATACAGTGTTATATAAGTGCAGTACTACTCGAAGCGGTAGCACTGTTTTAAACGTATGTAACCAAGGTAGTGGATCAGCATCTTACCGAGCTGCACTTCGTGATTATGATCAAGTGCTGCATTTAGATGGAACTAATACATCCACACATAAATTGGTGCAAGGTAATCCAATAACATCTTATAAACTGAAACTGAATCCAGGTTTCCAAGATGCTAATGCTATACCAGGTGCAACTATTCTTACCACTAATGGTGCTGAAGCAAAAATTCTTGATGTATTTAAACCAACCAATGACGTTGTATTATACACTCAAGTAAAAGAAATTAGTTTAACCAACCTCGCAGCAGACAGTCTTGCTGGTACTTTACAGGGTGGTGAAACATTAACTGGAGCAACTTCTGGATTAACTGCTACATTTAGAGGACAACAAGGTACTTCCCAGTTATTCATTGAGTATACAGATATCGCTGCTAATGGCACACAGGTACAGATCTCACGTAACACTGGTCTTGCTGATGGTATGTATCTTACTATTGGATCAGACGCTAACATAGGTGGTGAGGTTTCAACTATTAATGCTAGTGGTATTAATACTGCTACCAACCAATTAACTATTACCAGAAACCAACTTGGCACTACCTCTGCTGCTATTAAAGCAGGTAGTAGAATCAATGCATGGTCAGAATCTGCAACAACTACAACTATTGATGAGGGTGCAACTTATGTTGCAGGTGATGGTACTTTAACAGTTGCTGACTCTACTGGATTTGTATCTGGTGGTATTATCAAGATTGATAATGAGTTACTAGAGATTACAACTGTTGCAGGTAATGACCTGACTGTATCTCGTAACAGATTCGGTACTGCTGACGTTGACCATAATAATGGTGCTAACGTTACTCTACTAACAGATAATGGTGTATATCTTTTAAACTTCTGGACAGAAGGAGAATCACTTACTGGTGCAGCATCTAACGCTACTGCTACTTTTGAATTCCCAGTTGATACTGCTGCTGTGATTGATACCAAGTATGTTGTAAGTGAAACAGGTGTTTCAGCAACAGACCATATCTATGTCCAGTCACCACAGTATGATATAGGTAGGGTTTACAAATATGACCTAGTGGATGGTAGTTGCAACAACTATCCACTTAAATTCTCAGCAGATGATGCTGAAGGTACCAATGGGTCAGGTACTGAATATACTGCTGGAGTCAGTAAGGTAGGTACAGCAGGTACCGCAGGTGCATATACATCTATTGAGATTACTAGTGACACTCAGACAAACTTATTTGTCTACGCAGATGGCACACCTACAGGACAGACTCAAGGAATTGGTTTCAATACTTCTGTTAATGAAAACCCAGCGTATGTTGAGGTATTCCTCTATGATGTTACTGGTGAACCATTAACTGGTGGTGATACTTTCACTCTTAATGAAGTTACACAGACTGTTGAGAATGTTGGTGGTGTTACTGTTGGTCCTTATGGATTTGTGCAGCATTTTGATCCTGCTACATGCCACTTAAAGGTTACTCTAGGTGAAGGATCTGAACCATTTGCCTCTGGAGATCAATTCTATGATACTCCTACACTAAACAATGGTACCAGAACAATGGTAACTGTTGTTAGTGGTAAAGCAATATCACTTGATAGTGTAGGTGGTGCTGATGGATCAAGGACAGCAGGTACCTATACCAATATCTCACCCAACGCTACCACTGGTAGTGGTGATCTAACCACAACGAAAGTTACTGTGGTAGTTGATGGATCGGGTGCAGCGACTGTAACTCTACTTAACGGTGGATTTGGACATGCAGCAGCAAACACTCTAACTGTCAATGATTCTCAGTTAGGTGGTGGAGGTGCTGCTAACCTCACATTCAACGTAGCATCAATAGGTGCTGCTGATGGTATAGAGGCAGATGAAGCAGAAATATACAATGGAGAAGATTACCTCTTCTATGACAATGCTCTTGCGGGTAATACTTCAGAGAAGAATAGTTCAATCATAGTTGGTCCTGGTCAGAACCTACTTGTTTATTCCTCTTCAGCAGATCTTAGTTATGTGGTCAATGGATTTGAAACACAATCTGATGACTTCGAGGTGAAGAACATGACTAAAATAAGCTTCTAAGAAGCAAATAAATATATCAGTAGGATAATCCACTCATGGCATTAACCCGTCTTAAAAATATCATCACGTCGAGGACTGGTCGTATTATATACGTCAACCCCGACGACTTTGATGCATCGGATGCATACGATAATAGAGGTAACTCTGCTTTACGTCCGTTTAAGACGTTACAACGTGCCTTCCTAGAAGTAGCAAGATTTTCATATAGAGTTGGTCTTAGTAATGACGAATTTGACGCATTTAGTATATACCTCTATCCTTCTGAGTATGTAATTGATAACAGACCTGGCATAGCAGACTATAACCAGATCCAACCATTTAATGAGAATAGTAACTTTGACCTCACCTCAGCATCTAACGAACTTCATAAATTCAATTCAACTCGTGGTGGCGTTATCGTACCCAGAGGTTGTTCAGTTGTGGGATCCGACCTCAGAAGAACTAAGATTGTACCTAAGTATGTACCGTATCCAACAGTACAAGGATCACTTGGTATAACTGCTGCAAACGAACCTGTCCCTGCTGGTATATTCAAACTAACTGGTGGATGTTACTTCTGGCAGATGTCATTCTTTGATGGTGACAACACTGGTGTATACTATCGTGATGATCTATCACAGATAGCACCTAACTTCTCACACCATAAACTTACTTGCTTTGAGTTTGCTAACGTAGAAGATCTAGATCTCTACTATCAGAAGATATCAAAAGGATACGCAGTTATTCCTGATACCTCTGGTATACCTGCTCAAGACCAAATGCAGGCAAGGGTTGAGGAAAATAGAATCGTTGGTCCGATTTCTGATGAATTCGCTGTATCACAGATAATACGAAATGGACAAACAGCAACAGCATTTACCGTGGATGAACTTGGTAACCCCAAGAACCACGGATTCTCTGTGGGTGTGGCAGTTAACATCTCTGGTGTTACTGGTC